AAGAAGGACAGGCTTTGTTTGGTGGTAGAGGGGGGGCTGAGAGAAGAGTTCTACCCATTAGAAATTTAACTATTGAAGGTCTTAGTTCTTTTGGTGGTGGTTCTCAAATTGACCCAGATAAGACATTAATTATTGATAGAGATTTCACTGTGAAAGATGGTTCTTCTACTCAATTAACTGTTAGGGGAAATATGACAACAGCAACAGGAAGTGCTGACCATTTCGCTGGTCTGTTTGCTCCTGATGGTATGCTTATTAATTCTGGAAATGTTCATGCTCGAGTTGGTTCGGTTTCTATTGAGAAACCTAACATAACTCTCACTTCTGGAAGTGTTACACAAGCAGCCTCTTTATTTATTAAAGATGCTCCAACAGCAGGTGGATTAAATTATGCTTTGTTAGTTGAAGATGGGGCAACAAGATTAAAAGGAACATTACAAGCTGAAGGTTTATTCACAGCTTCAGCTGGAGCTGCAATAATTGGCAATACATCTTTGACAGGAGATTTAAGATTTGTAGGTGTTAGAGATTTAGATATGAATTTAGGAACTATAACAGATGTTACTTCTATAGGTTTACAAGAGATTACTTCTTCAGATAATGATGATATTGTTGTTACATTAGGTACAGATTCAGGTGATGATTTCAGAGTTGGTAATAATAATGTGTTTGTTGTTGAGGGTGATAATGATAGGGTTGGAATTGGTACACAGTCTCCGGCAGTTCAATTAGATGTTGTCCAATCAACAGCAGGTGGAACTATTAGGGTTTCAAGTTCAACATTAAATCAGGCTACATCAGGAAAGATTGTTTGGGCTGAGGCTACAACAGAAAGGTTTGATTTAGAACTTAATGCTAATGTAGATATATTGGAATTAAACTCAAGTGGTCAATCTACAATTTGGCAGATAGTTGCAGCATCAGGCTCATTTGTTCAAGGTTATGCTTTTACTGTTAATGGTGAGACAACATTAAATGACCAAGTTACTATAACGGATAATTTAGATTGTGAAGGGATTTCCTCATTCGGGAACGGATCTGCTCTGTTGAGCAGATTCACAATGAGGGTTGATAGAGACTTTACAGCAACAGCAACATCTACAGCACAAATTCAATCTAGAGGAATCATTACAGTAACAGGTGGTTCAGGTGCAATTACAAATACTCAGATAGACCCATCAGGTACAGTGATTAATTCAGGTGAAACACATTCTACAGTTAGTTCCTTGTCAATTGATGAACCAGTTATTACTGTTACATCTGGAGCAATAGATACTGCTGCTACATTATATATTCAAAGAGCACCAACAGAAGCTTCAGATAATTTTGCTTTATTGGTAGATTCAGGTGATTCAGCATTTGATGGAGATTTATATTTTAGACATAATAATTCTGGATTATTATTTGGTGAGATTTATGCTCAGGATGCGAATGATACAATCACAATCAGTTCAGCAGGTAAAGCAAACAAGGTACAGATAGACACCTTTGATACTAATGGAGCTTCCAATGGAATGACACCAGACCATACTAACGACCATATCACAGCATCAAAGAGTGATGGAATGTATATGTGTACTGTTAGTATGTCAATCAGTTCTACTGGTGGTTCAGCATATCAGATTGGTACATCAGTGTGGAAGAATAATGGAGCAACAGAGTTTGCGAATCTTCACAGCCATAGGAATATGGGAGGTGGTTCTGGTGATGCTGGTTCTGTATCTATGTCAGGGATTATTGATGTAGCTTTCAATGAAACTATTGAAGTTTGGATATGGAATGAGACCAATACAAATAATATTATAATCGAAGATGTAACACTTACATTAATACAAATTGGAGGGACATAATGACATTAGAAAAAACTAAGATAGATGATACAACTGTTGAGCTTGTCAATAGGCAGAACTTCAGGAAAGATTCTTTGATTGAAGAGAAGAAAGCTCTGCAAGAGAAGATTAAACAAATAGATGAGCTTCTAAGTGTATTCGAATAGTTACCACTACCATTAGCCTTAGGTCGTTTATGTAGTGTTAAAGAAAAGTAAGACAAAAGAAATTAACAGGTTTATTAGTAGCTTACCAACTATCTAAATTAATTCTAACATAACTATTATATAAACTTTCCTAAAATTATTTTCTAACTATATTCTGTAGACTATGCTTTAATCAATACATTTATATAGTAGTGGTGGTAACTATTTTAGTATGAACTGTTTAAAATGTAGAAATAAATTAACTATTGGGAGGGCATTAACGAACATTGTAATGACTGCATTAAGTAGGTTAGGTTTCTATGGAACTCATACTATTGTATGTTTGAATTGTAAGAATAAAGATGGCACTTAAAAAACCTATTAAAATAACTGAGGCTAAAATCATTGTCTATCTTGATGTGGTGGATTCACCATTCAAGTTTGTCCAAAAAATTTCCTCTAAACTAAAAATAGATTATTCTTATCTGTGTCGAATCCTAGCAGATATGTTAGAAAAGCAATGGGTTAAACGAACGTGTAGAGATAACAGAAGTTTCTATGAATTGGCTCACAAGGCTCCAATTCAGGAATCAAAAGATTTGTTATCAGGAGGAAAAGAACATGCCAAGCAGAGTGAACAAAATAAGTTGGACTAAAGAAGAGATAGTAGATGTGTTGGAAAGGAAAGAAAACATAAAAGTAAAGTTTGCTGAATTAGACCAAAAAGGTTTAACAGCGGAGGTAGAGTAGAAATGGTAGATGCAAGTGAGAGTTGTGAATCACAGTATGTAACTGTTGATTTAGTAAGGGAAAGCAAGAGTAAGTTGTTGGAGATAAAAGACGCAGGAGAGTACCAAGAGACAGACTATGGAAGGAAGCTAACTTTTATGGTGGAGATTGAGGGAAAGGAAAAGATATGGAGACCTAACAGGGATACATGCTGCAACTTAAAGAGTAAGTTTGGAGCAGAGACATCTAAGTGGAATGGTGCAGAAATAAACCTGCAAATAATAAAGGTTCAAGGAAAGGACTCTGTGATAGGGCTTCCTAAACCTGCTACAAAGATTGAAGAAGTTGGTAAATAAGAGTATAGCACAACTGAGGGTTAAAGATCGGAGGAAAGAAAACCTCCGCTTTAACCGAAATAATCAGGATCATAAACTAAATGATGGACTAAACCATGACTTACGAAAATTTGAGAAGGGTGATATGGCTCCTGAAGGAAAGGAGTATAAGTGGGGAATATTTAAAATTAAAACAAGTAAGACTCGCTATAATGAAGGAGATAGGAACAGATGAACGTACTATAAAAGCAACACTCAAGAAGCTTAAAGAGTTGGGATGGTTGAAGAGGTTGAACTACCACCATTTTGAGATAGCAGGTGATTGGGAATGAAGCTCTGTTCTCCAGCTCTCACGCTGGAGAAAGCCTGGCTTCACTCAATCGGATATTTATAAAGGGTTTAGTCCTCATGATGTTCAACCAAAAGACCCTGCCTATATGGTCAGGCTCACCGCAAGGTCAAAGACCCTCTGCTCACGGAGGCCTCCGAAATTCCTCACATAAATGCTCGATTTATCTCCTCGCCGCCACCAATGGAATCTGCCAACCACCCCCATATCACTCCGCAGATTCCATTGCCGCCACCCCACCCCAAATTTAAAGATAATTTAAATTCACTTGCCAAAAAGTGAATTTAAATTATAATTACAGGATGGATTGATTAGATAGTCACCCTTACCCCCTAACCCCCTATATCCCTCAAGGGATAAAGGGGGAACATCCACCACCCCCCAAAACAACCTCGCCTAGAGCTCGGTTGGTAAGTAAAAAAAGGATTAATAATAAAGGTGGAATCCCAGCTCCCTTCGGTCGCTGGGTATAGTTCGAGGTATTGAATATTAAATAGTAGTTAGGTTGAATATGGCAGAACTTAAATTAAATGGAAATAAGAGGGAATGGAAGGCTAGGTATTGTGGAACTTGCAAAAAAAAGAGGAATAAAACACACAAATGTCAAATCAACAACAAAGAGAAATTGTAGTTAATTTGAATGTTACTGGGTCGCTCTCGCTTTTGTTTAATATTCCTCAACGGCACCTCCCTCAAGGGAGACAAGGGGCTTTCACCCTACCCCCTAACCCCCTTCCCTCAAGGGAAGGGGGAACATTACAATGCACAACAATCACCCCAAACAGTACATCATAATGAACACAACTAGACGGGGAAGCGGACACCCTATCCGCCTTCGGCTAGGAGTAGGGAATCAACTTCCCCTATTGATTCGGGGATAGTTCGGGGTGAAAGTAGTTAGATAGTAGTTAGGTTGAAATCAAATCAAAGGTATTTGTATTAAAAATATCAATTTTAAAACAAAAACAGAAATAAAAAAAACAAAAACAAAAACTCAAAAATCAAAATTCATGAGAATTTTGATAAATTAGAAATTCATGAGAATTTCTAAAAAACTCAAAAATTCAAATTTGAAATTTGAATTTCAAAAAACAAAAATCAAAACTCAAACTCAATAACAACAACACAACAATAGAAGAGAATCAAACAATGAAAGTAAGTAAGTTGTAATAGTAGTTAAGTTGAATAGTGAGTTGAGATAGTAAGTGAGGTTGATTGAACTCACTATATGGTAGGGTGATATGATAGAATGGTGATGGTGATGGAGGTGATGATGATGGTGATGGTGATGGAGGTGATGATGATGGTGATGGTGATGGAGGTGATGATGATGGTGATGGTGATGGAGGTGATGATGATGGTGATGGTGGCTGTGATGGGTGGCGTAGTGACCGAACCAAAACCAACCAAATACCCCCATAATAGGCCATCAGAGAATTAATTTCCCACCCGGCTCGTCTAAAATATTACCCACGTTTATAAGGAGGTTGTCAATATGGAACAAATAGACTTGAAAAATGCTGAAGCAGCCACAGAGGATCTGCTTCAGAAGCTAGAGGTACAAATAGATTTAAATAATCTCATCCTCAAGGCAATAAAGAAAGAATTAAAGAGATTGGGCTACAAAACATCAGAAGAGGAGGACAAGGACGACAAAAAAGCTAAGCTGCAGGAATCTGCAGCCTCATAGGGCTGATATTCCTGGTGCCTAACTCAATATGGAACTAGACAAATGGCAAAAAGAAGTATTAGAACACTCTGGCAACGTCTCATTAAGAAGTGGTCGTCAGGTTGGAAAATCTACCGTAGTAGGTCTCAAAGCTGCAAATTTTGCTCTACAACATCCCAATACCAATACACTTATAATTGCAGCAGCTCAGCGACAATCTCGCCTCCTTTTCGAGAAAGTGAAATCAGAGGTGGATATTCAACATCATCAGATGGTAGCTGGGGCTGGTGGGTACAAGAACGACCCAAAACTAAGCACAAGAAGAAACTCAGAGTTAAGAAGGGAATACGAGATAAAGCATGGAATCTACAAAGAGTTTCCAACAAAAACAGAAATCTATCTAAAAAATGAGAGCCGAATATATAGCCTCCCTGCTGGAAGAACTGGCTATTTTATACGGGGATTCTCTCTCGATTTACTCATCGCTGATGAAGCAGCATTCATTCCAGAGACTGTATGGGTTGCAGTTTCACCAATGGTTGCAGTATCTCGAAAGACTAGAGGTTTTGGTTGGGTCATTCTCCTCTCTACACCATTCGGGAAGGGTGGGTATTTTTATGAGTCCTGCTTTGACCCTGATTTCAAACAATTTCATGTTAGCAGCGAAAACTGCCCAAGAATACCGAAGGATTTTCTTAGAAAAGAGCGGAATCGACTCAGCAAGATAGAATATGCTCAAGAATATCTAGGAGAATTTGTTGATGAGTTCAACCAATTCTTTCCAACAAAACTAATAAAAGAATGCATGACATTCATGGAATGGAGCTTCCAGGATGAATACAAGCCCAACAAGGCGTATTATATGGGTGTAGACTTAGCGAGGTATGGGGCAGATGAAAATGCCTTTGTAATCGCTGAAATGCAGCCTGACAAAAGTTTAAAGGTGGTTAGATGTGAAACAACTGAAAGGGTCTCCCTCAATAGAACTTATAACAGAATCATTGCAATGGATGATAAATGGAAATTCAAGCGAATCTTTATTGATGATGCAGGAATTGGAGCTGGTGTTACTGATTTACTCATCGAGAAACTCGGTAGGAGAGTTCTTGGTCTCAATAATGCTAAACGTAGTGTTGATAAGGATGGGAGACCAGGCAAAATCTTTAAGGAGGATTTATACTCAAACGCTGCTGTTATGATGGAATCCAATCCAAAAGAAGTAACCATGATTAACTCATTAAAATTACTGAGAAGCCTCAAAAGTATGACATTTGAGTACTCAGACAACAAGAATCTTAAGATTTATGGCAAGTATTCTCACTTAGCTGAGGCATTCGTGAGGGTCTGCTGGGCTAAAAAAGCGAAAAATTTAAATCTATTCTGTTACTAAGGTACTATTATGGCGGAAGAAGGTACATTGTGTGTTAATGCGGATGTAGAAAAGTATTCTGGAGCTAATGCAAATGCAACAGCAGATGCTGAGGCATATACTAATGTTTACATCAAAGAGGCAGAAGGTGTTATAGTCTCACTTTCTAGGTTTGATTATGTTACCAATTATGCAAGTCTTACAGCTATTGCAAAAGAGTTTCTCAGGGATGCTTGTGCTGCTTACGCAGCAATGGGAGTAATCACTTATGATATGAGTGGATATACTTCTCGTATCGAGGCTGAGGATATGCTTAATATTTTATTTGCGAAATGGTCGGCAGCTAAAAAAGTCTTATTAGACCAGAAGTGGGTGACATTCGCTCAATCTTAAAATGCCAACAACTAAAATAGATTCAAGTGATGTAACAAACTTTAGTCAGAAACAATATTCTAATACTGCTGCTTATCAAGATAAATCAAAATATCCTTCTTCTTATTCTGTGACAGCTGCTGGAGATACAACAGAAACAGAATATCAAAATACTAATTGGACTACTCAACATGGAGCATATTTAGAAGTTTCAGAACTGGCTGGAATGATTGACAGAAAGGCCCAATATATAGTTGGAAAAGGATTTAAGGTTAAGGGCCTTCTTCCAGGAAAAAAGAAAAAGCTATTAGAGAATATCAAAGGAAACGGATTAGATACTTTCAATACAATCATGTATAATAATGTTAGATGTTACACAATAGGAGGAGATTCATTTAATGAAATCATTAGAAACTCTCGAGGAGAACTTGTCAATCTTAAACCATTAAATCCATCAACAGTAAAAATCCATGCTGATGATAAGGGGATGATTAAATCTTATGAGGTCTTTCCTATTCGTTCTAATCCTTTGGGAACATCTGAAAATGCTTCTGTAACTTTCCAACCTAATGAAATTTTCCATCTAGCTTATAATCGTGTTGCTGACCAAATTCATGGGCAATCTGTAATGGATAAGTTGATGCCAATTATAGAAATGCGTGGAGAGGCAATGAGAGATTTAAGAGTGGTATTCCATAGGTATGTTAAGCCGCTGTTAATCTCATCAGTTGATACTGATGATACAGCTGAAATCACCTCATATAAAAATAAACTAGATGAAGCAATGGAGAAGGGAGAAAACATGGTTGTCCCTAAAGGTGTAGTTGATAATATTGAAAAAATCTCTATCCCCCAATTTTCCACCCTAGACCCACTCCCTTGGTTGAAATTACTGCAAGACGAATTCTTAAAGGCTGAGGGAGTTCCTAGAGTGGTTCTAGCAATTGGTGAAGCGGGTTCAGATGCTGAATCTAAGATAATGTATTTATCATGGCAACAGATTGTAGAGTTTAATCAAATGTTTGTTGAAGAACAAACAAAAGCTCAATTGGGAATTGAAGTAGAATTTGAATTCCCAGCAGATATTACTCCCGGTCTCGTGGAAGAAAATAAAAAAGGTAAGTCTCCATCAAATGTTGATGTACAGGCTACAAAGAAATAATATGAATGTTCGCATTAGTTCAGAAGATACTCAATTAGTATTTGTAGTTATAATTTTAATATTTATTATTGAGATAATCGCATTATCTCAGGGAATCAATGGAGCATTATTGAGAACTTCATTAGTTATTATGGCTGGTTTAGTTGGCCTTGTGATTCCAGCCCCAAAGCTGATGAAACTGTTAAAACAGGTGATAAAAAAATGACAGAAGAAGAAAAAAAAGAAGAGACTCCAGAACCTGAAGAGAAATCTGAAGAGAAGGAGGAAACTTCACAGGAAGAGGAGAAGAAGGAGGAAGGCTCTGAGGAGCCCGAAGCTTCTCCCACAACTTTAGACGAGGCCAAAGAAGTTCTAAAGGGCATGACTGAACAAAATAAAATTCATGCAGCGAATCTAAAGAAACAAGAAAAGTTAAATGCTGAGGCATTGCTTGGTGGAAAGGCTCCAGCAGGACAAGGTCTAACTAAGGAAATGAAAAATAAACAAGATGGTTATAATCTAATCAAAGGTACTGGATTTGAAGACCTTGCATTTCCTGAATTAAAAAAAGCAAAATGATTCTTGTTATTGAGGAATGTGATAAGTGCAATAATCAGAGGAAGTTTGTAAAGGATTCTCCTCGACATAAGTCTAAAATCTGTGGTAACTGTTGGGACTGGCAAAAATATCCGCCAGGCCCATTAGACCTTTGTGGTGGTAAAATATAGAAACATTTAAATATATCATTACATATTATGCCCATTATGGCAGACGAAGCAGTTATTATTGAACTGATTGGCGATGGTAGACCTGTAAGATTTACAGTTGCAGATGGAACTGGAATCGAGAAAGGTACTATATGTAAAATGACTGACCCTCGAACTGCAATTATTTCTGACGACCAAGGGTCATTTGCAGGAATCGCAGCAGCAGAAAAAGTTGCAAGTGATGGGCAAACAACTCTCGCTCTTTATACAGAAGGAATTTTTGATTTGAAAACTGATACTTCAACTCCAGGAGTAGGAACATTGGTCGTTACAGACGGAGCTAATTTAGTTAAAGCTAGAGATGCAGGAGATGCCCTTTTAGGTGATAATGTAGGTAAGGCTTTAGAAACAGCAGCAAGTGGTGAAGTTATTGCAGTAGCTGTTGGAATTTATATGAGTTAAAATGGCAGATAGCGTTGGTATGGCAGATTTGAGGAAAGAGAATGTTTCCGCAGTCGTGACAGGTTTCGCTCTGCAAGAATTTGTTCTTAAACCTTTATGTTCAATTCAATCTTCAACAGCGTGGAAGGAAACTTATTTCAAAGAAACAGCAGCAGATCTGACCGGTGGTACAGGTTCAGCAGTACAAGGTGTTCCTAGATTAGCTAACTTTCCATATGGAGAGGTTACTTGGACTGAGGCTTCAAGTAGACATTTAAAGCATGGAATGGAAGGAGTAATTTCATGGGAAGATGCAAAGACAAATGATATTGATGTTATTGCTAGAACTCTTTTAAGAATTGCTAGAGCTGTTGCTAACTCTGTTGATTTAGCAATCTACTCTGATATTACTACAAACAATGGAAATACGGTAGCAACAGAGGCTGCATGGGATGCAGCAGTAGTTGCAGATAGAAATCCTATTCAAGATATTTTGAACGGAATAAAATTAATCACAATTGATAATTATAATCCACTTGGTGGGGGTGGTGTTCTTATCTTGAATCCTACAGATTATGCAAATCTTTTAGGAAACCAATCTATTAGAAATGCTGGTCAGTTCTATACAGATGATGTAACTAGAAATGGTCGAGTAGGAAAACTATTAGGTCTTTCAGTTGTTGTTTCAAATGTTGTAGATGCTGATGAGTGTGCAATAGTTATTAAAAATGAATCTCTTACATGGAAATCAGCAGCCTCATTAACTGTTAATACAATTGAAGACCCGGGAAAAAGTTTTACAATCAGAGCATGGGAAGTTGGAACTGTGCAACAAAAGAATCCAGATAGTGTATGTGTAATCACAAACACGGCAGCATAAAAATGAGTATACAAGGACAAATATCAAGAGGGAAGAAGTATCACGATAGATTGGAAGCTGGTCTTAGTGTGCCAAAGCAGGTAACAATTGACCATCCAGATGTTAAAGCTTATTTAGATTCTCCAAAACCTGAGCCTAAACCCGAACCGGAAGTTAAGGAAGAGGAAACAGGTGATTAATAGTGGCAACTGGTGATGTCACTTCTACTTATGAAGGAACATTTGATATTGCAGATGCAGCTCTAATTACAGAATTAGATACATTAAATACTGGTGCTGCAACAGCAGGAGCAGATACTAAATCAATCATACTTGTACCAACTGCAAATGGAAAACAAA